CAATATTATCCAAATGGTATAGACTGGGATGAAATAGAAGTGGAGTTTAACGCAAGAGTTGAAGCAGAACTAAACAACATTAAACAAGTAGAGAAAGAGAGCGTAGAGCATAATTCATTTAGTGATTGGAGGGATATGTACTAATGGCAAAAAATCATTTAATTGCAAGTAAATCTTTTTGGGATGGAAGAACCAACCTAAACAACAAACCATCTTTGAGTTATAGAACCATAGAAGTAATCCAGCATCTAATGAATGAAGATGAAATAGCTCTTGGAATCGCTATTGAAAAGCTTATGATTAATCCGAATTTGTATAGAGAAACTCTTGATAAATTGAAGTGTGATTATCCTGATATTGAGGAGGAGTAAATTTCCCTCGGGAAAATTTTATGTTTATCAAAATATTATTTTTTAATTATCAGGGATACCACAGTCTTTTTCTACTAATACAACTCCACTTTTTAAGACCTTACTCCCATATTGTTCATCTGTCGTATCTGCCTATTCTTCTAAATAAGCATAGTGATCAAAATTTGTGAATTTTAAATGAGCAAATAATATTTTTTTGCCATCATCTGCAATAAAACTTTCTAAATCTGAAAAATAACCGTATTGTCTTTTTACTTCTAATGTTGTTTTAATTTTGCTAGTGTTGTATAGTTTTCCATTATATCTTACTTTCATCTTCTATCCTTTTTCATTTTATTTAAAAATATGTCTAAACATATTCAACATGTCAGTATAGTTAATTGAGTCATATCTGTTCTCTATCCAATATTTTGAATCTGTTTTTTCTGCTTTATCTTGAAAAAAAGTCTCAAATTCCAAATCCATTTGTTGTATTTTTTCTAAATCATTTTTATAGTAACTTCTAACATCAACTTTTATTCTTTCATTATATAGTTTAATTATGTTTGCTAAGTTTTCTTGTCTTAATTTTTCTGCCCATGCAATTTGCTTTTCAGTTCCCAAAAGAGTTGGTAAATTTGTTATCTCAACTTTATTCTCTATAAAGTTTGCTTTTGCTTTTATAATTTCATACTTAATCATCTTCTATCCTTTTTCATCTTATTTATACCGTAATTATAAGGTAATAATTACCGTTTGTCAAGAGATTAAACTTAATTTTTGTTTAAATTTATAAATTCATAGGTAACTATTGCTGTTTTTATTAAATTTATGTTATTATTCTTTAAATAATCGGTAAAAGGTAATAAAAATGATAGAATTAAAAGATATTACAGATATAAAACTTGCAAACTATATAGGTGTTGCAGAAACAAAAACGTTAAGAAATTGGAAAAAGCTGGAAAATGATAGTTTAATTCCTCCAGTTGGGAAACATAATTTATATAAAGCTGCTAAAACATATATGTATCTAAATGCATACAAAGAAATAAATGAGGAAGAATGTGAAGTATATAATAATATGGAAATCTTATTTAGTGCCTTTGAAACTTTAGAATCTAATTTAAATATAGATACAAGCAATTTAAATGAAGAAGTAAAACAAGCGATTTTAAATACAAATAAGACGGCTTTAAAAAGTATTAAAGAGATATTAGAAGATATAAGAAGTATCTAATGTCGCAACAACAAAAGATTTGGGATTATTTACAAAGTAATAGCATTACAACAAAAGAAGAAATTATTAATGTTCTAAATATAGATAAAAAAGCAGTTGTAACATATGTAAGTGCTTTATATAAATGTAATTATTTAATGTTTTGTATAGGACTAAAAAGAGCGAAAGCAAATAACATTTTTAAACTTGTTAAAAATACGGGAACGAAAGCTCCCCTATTAAACAAAGGTATATTAAAAGATTTTAATATCAAAGAAGAGATACAAATAGCAAAAGAAATAAAAGTTAGCAATAACTTTAATTCTCAAATAAATTTAAAAGATATTTTAGATTCTTTTATAGCAGTAAATAAAGAAGAAATACTACTTAGCGAGGTTTCTAAAATCTTTATATCTAAAAAAAAATTAACTACACAATTTGGAAATAGTTTTTTAAAAAGATGGATAAAAAAACTAGAACTCAATAAAACAATTGCTTTTACAGGCAATACTTATAGAAATAGTAAAATCTATCTTATAGATTTAGAAAAGATAAAACAAATTAGAAAACAACTTGATACTGTTATCGATTATAATTTAATACTTAAATAATTCATCTTATCTAAATTAATTTATTTAACTAAATTTTACGATTTTGCTTGAAAAAATGACAAATTTACAAAATTTAGCAAAAAATTTAGCAGATTTTGACATAGAAAATAAAAAAAAATATATGAAAAATGATATTTACTAACTACTACAAATATAAAAAAGGTTGTAAAAAACTACCATAAAACCAATACTTACAACCTTTTTTACAACTACTACAAAAAACTACAACTAAAATACCATAATTTTTAAAAAAAAGGTAGGGTGGATTTTATACCCTAAAAAAGATTTTCTAAAAACTTTAAAATGCCATTACCAAAACAAAAAAAGGGTAATGATGGCAAAAACAATAGGTGATCAATACGATGCTATTTTATTAAAAATTGAAAATGCCGAAGGTGTACAATCTTACCAAACAAGTTCGGGTGAACAAATGACAAAGGCAAATCTAGCAGTTCTATACAAAGAGAGAGATAGAATTCTTGATAAAATCGAAATTTATGGAAGAAACTATATCGATGGTCAAAACACTACACCCATGGGTGATGTTTCATTAGTGAGTTTTTCATAATGAATTTTATTGGTAGATCTATTGCAACAGCTGCTAACTTATTAACATTTGGTGCTTTAGGTAGAGAATATAAAAGAGCATTTTATGAAGGTGCTAAACAAACTAGATTAAATAGAGATTTTAATATTTCTAATAATCACTTTGAACTTCAAGTTGCAGGAGATAGAGATTTATTAAGAGCAAGAGCTAGATGGCTTAGTGCTAATAATCCTATTTGCAAATCTATTGATAAATCAATCATTAAAAATGTAGTTGGAACTGGAATAACTTTACAGTCAAAAATTAGTAAAGATGAAGTTAAAAATGCAGATGAACTAAATAAAAGAATCGAAGCTTTATGGAATGAGTTTACTAAAAAAGAGAATTTTGACATTACATCAAGAGCTTCTTTTAGACAGTTCCAAAAAATGCTTTTAAAATCAAAACTTACAGATGGTGAAATACTTATCAACTGTGTTTGGACAAAAGACAAAAAATTCCCTATTAAATTTCAACTAATAGAGGTGGACCAACTGGACATTTCAAAAAATAAAAACGGAGATAATACTGTTTTTTCAGGTGTTGAAGTTGATAGCGTTGGAAAACCTGTTGCTTATCATATAAAAACTTCAATCAATAGCTTTAAATCTGAAAGATTTGATGCAAAAAATATAATCCATTTTTATGATAGTGAAAGAGCAACTCAATACAGAGGTATAACTGACTATGCCCAAACAATCAATAATTTAAAAGATTTTGCAGCATATAACGATAGTGAAATTATAAAAAATAGAGTTTTAGCATCTTTTGCAACATTTATCAAATCAACTAATGTTGGTGGAAATATGTTTGGGGATAAAAAAGCTGGTGAATCAATGGGAAGTAGCGACCCTATAAAAGAGATTACAGCTGGAATGATTAAATATTTAAGACCAGGGGAAGAGGTTCAAAGTATTCAATCAAATCAACTTGGAAATTCTTATAACGATTTTATGGTTAATACTACAAGAATAATAGCAGCAGGTAGAGACATATCTTATGAACTAGCAGTTAGAGATTACTCAAAAGTAAATTTTTCAAGTGCAAGAGCTGGACTTATCCAAGATAACAAAAGATTTGATGATGAACAAATGATGATTGTTGAAGATGCACTTATTCCAATGTTTTCTCTATTTTTAGATGCTGTTATATTAAGTGGTGCTTTACAAGTACCAAATGATTATTGGACAAATAAAGAGAAATATGTAAAAGCTACTTGGATTATGCCAACTAGGGAATGGGTTAATCCTCTCCAAGATATTAAAGCTATTAGAGAAGAAATTGACCTTGGTATTACAAGTAGAACAAGAGCTGCTGCTGGAAAAGGTAGAAATTTTGAGGACATTATTGATGAACAAGTAAAAGAAGAACAGATGATAAATGAAAAACGAAAAAATGCTGGTTTGACAGTTGATATTGTTGATGAAACTAATACTAAAAATACAAAACGAATTTCCCACGGGAAAATTTTAAAAAGGAGGAAAAGTGGCAAGGAAAAAACAAGAAGTTGAGCAAAAGCTAAGTGGTTTAACTACACAAAGAAATTTTGTTATTGATAAAAGTGCAATAAATGAAGAGACTAGAACTATATCTTTTGTGCTTATTTCAGAAGAAAATGAGGGTGAAAGATACGACTGGTGGACTGATGAAAAATTTATCGAAAAACTTGATGTAAATGGAGCTAGATATGAAAGACTTAATACTTTTTTTAAAGACCATATACGATCCGTAGATTCTGCAATAGGAAAAGTTGTAAACATAAGAGTTGAAGATGGAAAACTAAAAGCAGATGTAATCTTTGGAACAGATGAAGATTCAGAAAAAGTATTTAGAAAATATATCGATGGAATTTTAACTGATTGCTCTATTGGCTACAAGATTATAGCAACAAGAGTAGAAGAAAGAAAAGGTGAACCAACCCTTGTTACTGTAGTTGAATTTGAAATTTATGAATTAAGTGCAGTTGGTATTGGTTTTGACAAAGGTGCAAAAGTAGGTCGAGAATTAAATTTAAATGGAGGAGATAATCCAATGGATGAAGAGTTAAAAAAAGAATTAGAGTCATTAAGGTCTGCGGTTGATGGTTTAACTGCTGAACAACAAACAAGAAAAAAAGAGCTTGAAGATATAGAAACAGAAGCTCAAAGAGCTTTAACTACAAGTGTAAAAGATGAGAAAACAAGAACTTCAGGAATTATGGATTTAGTTGCTGGTGGACATTTATCTCTTGATAGAGCAAGTACATTTGTAAAAGATGGAACTTCTATTGATCAAGTTAGAAAAGCTGTGATTGATGAAAAATCAAGAAGTTCTCATACTGTTGTAGTTGGTGGTGTTCCTGATGCTGCAAATATGATGAGAGATGTTGAAAATTCAATTCTTTCAAGATGTGGAGTAAAGATTACTGATGTAACTGCAAGTGCAAACTACTTTAGAGGTGCAACTTTAACAGATATGGCTAGACATGTTTTAGGTATTAATTCTATGGATAGAATTGATATTGCACAAAGAGCAATGAGTAATGACCAATTTACTTTATTACTTGGAAATATTGCAAATAGAGTAATGGTCGCAAATTTTGAAGAGCAATTAGGAACTTACGATATTTGGACAACAAATGTAGATTTACCAAACTTCAAACTTCAAACAGATGTAAGTGTTAAAAATCCAAATGGAAGATTATCAAAACTTAAAGAAAAAGGTGAGTTAGAAAACCTTGAATTAGACGAAAATGGTGAAGCGTGGAAACTTGAATCTTATGGTAATAAATTTACATTTACAAGACAAATGCTTATAAATGATGATTTAGGAGCATTTACAAATATTGTTGCAGCTTTTGGAGAAATGGCAAAAAGAACATCAAATGGTTTAGTTTATGATTTATTGCAAGCCAAAGGTGATTTTGCAAATTACAAAATGAGTGACAATAAAGCATTATTCCATTCGGACCATAAAAATACTGCAACTGCAGCTGCATTAAGTAGTGATTCTTTGACTGCTGCAAAAGCAATTATGAGAAGACAAATGGATGGAAAAACTGCATTAAATATTGCTCCAAAATATTTAATTGTATCTCCTGAAAATGAAGAGACAGCTAGAAAATTATTGACTAGTGATTCTAGTTTAGGTCAAAACAATAGTGGAGTAACAAATATTCATAGAAATTCTTTTGATTTGATTATTGAAGGCGAATTATCTGCAAATCCTTGGTTCTTAGCAGCTGCTAAAAAAACTATTAAAACTGGTACTTTAGCTGGAACTGGTGGACAACCAATAGTTCAAGAAAAAATGAAATCAGCTGGTGGAGTAGAGTTTGAGTGTTTATATGATTTTGGTGTAATGGTTGAAGACTTTAGAGGTCTATATAAAAATGCAGGGGTGTAATTATGAGTATAGTAAAACAAGCAATTGAAAAATATAATGGAAGGGTTATTCCTTTTGTTTGTACAGGAACCGTAACCGTGGGTGATGTTGTTCCTGTTGGTGTAAGTATGGTAGGAATTGCAGTTAATTCAGGGCTATCAGGTGAAAAAATTTCTTTAGAAATCGAAAAAGTATGGACTATAGCTGCAAAAACAACCGATGTAATTGCAGTTGGTGATGTTGTTTATTGGGACAATACAGCAAAAGTTTTAACTTTGACAAATACTAATAATATTTATGCTGGTAGAGCTATTTCAGCAAAAGCTGCAGTAGCTGGAACTATTGATGTAAAGATTAATGTGTAATGACATTTAAAGAGATGAGAATTGCAGATTTAGCAGTGATTTATAACACTGAGGAATTTGCGATAAATGCAACTTACAAGGGTGGAGAAATTCCAGTTCTTTTTGAAAATGATTATGAAGTTGAAGCAATCTCAAACAAGGTAATAAGTACACCAACTGCTGGTGTACTTGATATTAAATCAGGGGATAAATTTGTAATTGATGGTCAAAATTATAAGTGCATTCATTTTGATCATCTAAAAACTTTTAAAACAATAATAGTGATAAGTAAAATATGAGACTAAATGAAGCAATAGAAAAAATAAAAGATTCAATCTCTCTTGATGCAGATGCCTATGAAATAAAACTTATAAAAAGAAATTTTATAGGTATCTCAAAATATATAGCAGTCATTGCAGTTATTTCAAAAGAGGGTTTGATTGATGATAGTGTGATTGAGGGAATTGTTACCATGATTGAAAATGGTGATGATGAATTTTCAATTGAAGAAACTCAAGTAGACATGAAAGATTTTAATTTTGATATTTTACTTATAAATGCAGAAATAAATTTAAGATAGGACTTTAAATGGCAAAATCAATTACGGACAAAACGGTTGTTTTATTTAAATATGGTGGAGCGCCTGTTGCTACAAATGCAGTGACTGCTGCGAAAGCTCCTTTTGTAAAACCCAATATAAAATCAAAATCTTACAAAGATGTAGGAACGGGAAAACTTGGAACCTCAAAGACATATATTGACCCTCACCAAACAGATACCAGTATTGATATTGAGGTTCTATTAAGAGGTAGCGACAAAACAGGTGTTGCTCCAAAAACAGCACCAAAGATTGCTGAACTTTTAAAAGCAGCAGGGCTCAACGAAACACAAGGAACTGCTGATATTACATACGCACCAAATCATGCAGATATTAGTACATCAACTTGTGTAGTATATCAAGACGGTGAAAAGAGAAGTATTACAGGTGCAATTGCAGATATGAAAATAGAAGGAACGGTTGGTGAGGCTGCAAAAGTTACTTTTACAGTACAGGGATTTACATCACCTGAACCAATAATTGAAGCTAATCCAACTGTTACTTTAGACACAAATACACTAATGATTGTTTCAAAAATTACAGCAATTACATTAGCAGGTTCAGTGTTGAATATAACAAAATTTGAGTTCACCTTAAACAATGAAACAAAGTTAGATTACGCAACCGCAATGAGTGAATTTGTAAGAAAAGATTTTGCTCCAAAAATCAAACTTTCAGGAATAAAAACTAAAGGTGATTTAACCGCTTGGACAGATTTAACCGCGGCTACTGTTAAAGAAATTATTATCGTATTAGGTTCAGGAGCTGGGAAAACAGTAACAATAACGGCAACACAGACCATGACTTCGGACATGGAAGAAAACGATAACGACGGAACAGTTGGTTACGACAGAACTTTTGACTTACAAGGTGATGCAAGTGGTGAAAATCAATTTAAAATAAAATGGTCTTAGGAGTAAAAAATGAGATTTAAAAAACATAGAGCGAAAGTTGAGTTTGAATATGAGTTTGAAGATGGAAAGGTAGAAACTTTTATTTATTTATCTACAACAACAAATCAAATAGAACAAACTTTCGACATTAAAGAAGATGATGTAAAAGGACAGCTTGACTTTTCAATGAATATTTTAAAAGAGAATATTGTTGGTAATAGAATTGATGATTTAATTGTAGAAATAAAAGAAGGAAATATCTTTGATTTTAAAGCCGAGTTAGATGCCGAATTGGGAAAGCAGAAAAAGAAAAGATAGAAAAACTCTATCTTTGGTCTGAGCAGAACGCAAAAGGTGTTGGCGAGCTATTTATTGAAGATGAAGACAAACAAGAGTTGTTAGAAAATCCATTATCAAATATTGTGATTATAGATAATGAAGAACATTCAAAAGTGATAAATGTTTTTTTGCAAGCTCCTTTTGAATATGGATTTGCAGGTCCAGTTGGTAAAAAATATGAAGCTGTAAAAGATTTTTTAAAGTGGAATGGGTTGGATGTGAAGTTTTGGACGCCTGTAGTTTTACATATGGGTAAGATTTGGATAGATAATATTAAGAGGTCGGAATGAATAAAGATTTAAGAATAAGATTAAAAGTAGATGCAAATACTGGTGAACTTATTATTGCTCAAAAAGAGTTTGGGAAGCTTTCTACTGTTATAAATAAAAGCTCTGAATCAACAAAATCTTTTGGTCAAAACATAAAAAACCTTGCCGGCATCGGAGCTATTGCATATACGATTAAACAAGGGTTTGATGCAATAGTTTTTGCTGCAAAAGATTTTACAACTACAGCTTCAGATTTTGAGAAATATGGAGCTACCCTTGAAACAATTGAAGGAAGTTCACAAAAAGCGAAAGAGTCCTTAAAATGGATTGGTGTTTTTGCAAAACAAACGCCTTATGAATTAGATCAAGTAACAGAGGCGTTTGTACAAATGAGAGTTTATGGTTTAAACCCAACTAATGGTTCTTTGAAATCACTAGGTGATGCTGCAAGTGCAATGAATAAACCTCTTCTTCAATCAGTTGAAGCAATGGCTGATGCAATGACTGGTGAAAATGAGAGATTAAAAGAGTTCGGAATTAAAGCTTCACAACAAGGGGATAAGATTGCTTATAATTGGACAGATTCTAGCGGTAAAGCAAAACATATAATTATCAAAAATAATAGTGAAATAATTCAAAATACTATTCAAGCTATTTTTAATAGTAAATATCAAGATGCTATGAAAAATCAAATGAGTACTTACGGTGGTATGGTTGCTAACTTAAAAGACCAATGGACTCAATTTAAAAAAGATTTTATGGATGCAGGTCTATTCGCTTTTATAAAAGCTTTTATTAAAACATTTACAGAATCGTTTACTAAAAGCTTTATGTTAACAGGTAGTGGGTTTGAGGCTTTAACTAATAGTTTTATTGATGGATTTAAAACAACAATTGGAGCTTTAGAAATAGTGTATCAAGGGTTTCAATCTCTAAAAGTAGTGTTTAATATTATCTCTATTGCGTTTAAAAGTGTTGTTGGTGGAATCCTTGTAGGACTTTCGACTTTGAATAATGCACTAAATGGTGTGATTGAAGGATACAACTTTCTAACTACTAGCTTCGGTGGGAAAGCAATTGAATTTAAATTTAATGATTTTTCTGAAGCTAGAGAAAAAATAAAAAACTCGATATCTGAAGATTTAACAGATATTTCAAGTGCATGGAAAAATGGAATGAATTCAACTGGAATTGCTGATTCTTTTAACGCAAATCTTGTTAATAATTACAATCAAATAAAAAATGAAACAGACAAATTAATAAAATCAATTAAACCAGATGTTGTTGGTGCTGATGATGGAGCTTTTCAATTTGGGGGAGGGAATGGCGGGGGAGCTAGTAAGAAAAACAATGTTAACGAATCTATTGAAACAAGTTCATCCGTTGCTCAGTTTGATACCCACGTAAAAGCCTACGAAGACTTTTTAGAAGATAAAAAGAGAGCTTCTGAAAATTTTAATGATGATTATAACAGAAGTTTAAAATCACAAACTCAATATCAAATATATGAACTTGATAAGCAAAAAGAAGAATATTCTTTATATGTTGATGATAAGAATAAACTAGATATTTGGTACACATCTGAACTTGAACAAATTAAAAAAAATAGAGCAGATATTGAAAAAACTGGTTTAGATGGAATAAATGAAGCCTTTAGAGATTACGTTGAGGAAGCAGGTAATAATTTTAAACAAATGAATAATCTATTTAAAAATGCTCTTTTTGGAATGGAAGATTTTTTAGTTGATTTTATAAAAACTGGAAAAGCTTCTTTTAGTGATTTTTTAAATTCTATTGCTGAAGACTTTATTCGCATGACAGTGCAAATGAATATCACTAAACCTTTAGCTCAAGCTGCTAGTACTATGAATTGGGGCTCAATGCTTTCAGGTTTTGCTTTTGCAACTGGTGGGATCATGTCAGCTTCTGGTTCACTTCCTTTAAAAGCATATTCAAATGGTGGTATTGCAAACACTCCCCAACTTGCACTTTTTGGTGAGGGTAGAATGAATGAAGCTTATGTTCCACTTCCTGATGGAAGAACAATACCTGTTACTATGAAAGGTGGAAATGGTGGAACTAATATAGTTTTAAATATTGAGAATAAAACAGGTCAAGCAATAGATGCTAGTCAAATTAGTCAAATGACAAAAACAGATAGTGATAGTCGAAAAACAGAAGTTATTTCAATCGTAATGGATGCATATAGTAGAAATACTATGAAATTTAGAGATTTAATTAAAGGTGGTAGATGATGGCTATTTTCCCACAAATTGCACCAAACTCTTTTGAAGAGGATTATTTGATGCCTTTAAATTCTGTTAGCTATAGTGGTGGATATGAGCAATCAACTGCAAAATCTATAAGAGATTTACAAGTATTTTATATGACTTTTGCTTCATTAAAAGTATCTCAAGCCGAGGAAATAAGAACTTTTTTAAAAGCAAATAAAGGGTTGAGTTTTTCTTTTGTTCATCCCTTAACTCTAATCGTTTATGAAGTTGCATATAAAGGTGAGAATTTAAAAATCAAATGGGAATCACCACTTTATAGAAGTACTTCTATTGTACTTCAAGAGGTTTGAAAATGTTATCTAATATTACAAAAACAGAAAAAAACAAACTAAATAGCAACAGCGTTTGGCTGGTAATGTTAGAAATAAGTATTCCATCTGTTTCTGAGACTCTAAGAATTGTAAATAATAATGATGATGTATCTTGGAAAGGATTTACTTGGCTTAAATTTCCTTTTGAGTTGGATGAAATTTCACAAACTGCGAATGCAGAAACTAGCCAGTTCCAAATAAAAGTTGGAAATGTAAAAAATATTATCGGTCAATACATAAGACAATATGATGCTTATGTAAAAACAAATGGTTTTGAACCCATACGAGTAGTTTTATATATCGTAAATAGTAAAGATTTAGTTAATACAACACCCGTTTATAACACAAATTTAATACTTACAACTTCAAGTTTGAATCATCTTGAGGTTAGTTTTACAGTTAGTGCCAGGGATTTATTCCGTGCTAGAACTCCACAAACTAGAATGTTTCCAAACTCTTGTAGATTCAAATTTAAATCTACTCTTTGTGGGTATGCAGGAAGTGTATCTACCTGTGATAAATCACTTTCAAGATGCAGACAACTATTAAATTCTAAAAGATATGGCGGTTTTCCAGCTATTGGAAATCAAGGAGTTTCAATATGATAAGTAGATTTATTGGTATTCCTTTTGTGTCTAAAGGTAGAACTTTTAGTGGCTGTGATTGTTACGGTTTAGTAAAGCTTTATTACAAAGAAGTTCTAAATATAGAAATTCCTGAAACTGTAATTACAGCAGAACAGCCAAGGCGAACTTTTGCAAATTATCTAAATGAGATTTCAAAAAACTGGATTTCAACAACTCCATTTAAAAATGCAGTAGTTGCAATGGCTGTAAATGCTGAACATCCAAACTTGGTAACTCATTTTGCAGTGATGATTGATGATAAAAGATTTATTGATACAAGAGAAAATATGAGTTCATATCTTACAAATATTGATGATGAAAAAATTAAAAACCAAATAAGAGGATTTTACACATGGCAACATTAACAACTATTCTAAATCCTTTTAATCCAAATGAAAAAATAGTTAAAACTGTAAATAATTGTTTTATTTACGAGTGTTTAATTCCATATAGCCAAGATATAGAATTTGTTGTATCTTTAAATGGAAATATTACAGAAAAATATGAATATAAATTAAAAGAAAATGACTTTTTAGCAATCGTTCCAATCCCTGCAGGTAGTGGCGGTGGTGGTAAAAGTATTATCAGACTCGTTGCAACAGTAGCTCTTGCAGTTGCTGCACCTTGGGCGGCTGGCGCAATGATGGGGGCAACAGCTGGGCTGGTTGGGGCTGGTGTTTATGGTGGAATGAGTGGAGCTTTAATATTCGGAGGATTACAAGCGGCCGTGATTGTTGGGGGAGGGATGCTAATAAATTCACTTTTACCAGCACCAACTTCTAGCGTTGGAACATCGACTGTCCTAAATGAAGTTTCTCCCACTTATGCTTATAGTGGCGGTTCAAATGCTAGAGAAATAGGAGCTACTTTACCTATCTTATTAGGAACAGCAAGAGTAACACCTCCTATAATTTCTAGCTATTTATCTTTAGAAGATGATAAGCAGCATCTAAATATCTTAATGGCTGTAAACGATGGAGCTGTGAATAGTATAAGTGATATTGAAATTAATGGCCAAGCAATAGGAAATTTTAACGATATTGCATCTTACCAAACATTAGGAACAATAAATCAAACAGCAATAGGAAACTTTAGAGATACAGCAATAACCATATCTTTAAATCGTGCCCTAAATGAATTAAACTATGAAACAACATATACAACAACTTCGAATGGAGTAAATGAACTTGAAATTGTTATGCTATTACCTACGGGCCTATTTGTAATAGAAGACAATGGTTCTTACACATCAAAAACAATTACTTTTGAAATATCT